CTATTTTAGAAGATCAAATAATATCTTCATATGAATTACCACCAGATATGATGACTGGATAATATGCCGACGAATCCTTATTTTAAATTTCAACCAACTGAGCAAAATGTAACAGAAGATATTGCCATCGAAATAATAAGAATGATGGGCAAAGAGCTTTGGTACATTCCAAGAGAGTTTGTAAATTTGGATAGGCTATTCGGTGAAGATCAATTAAACAGATTTACAAAGGCTTATCCTATAGAAATGTACATCGTTTCTTATTCTGGATTTGATGGTGGTGAAGCAATATCAAAATTTGGCATTGAAAATAAAGATAGAATGACCGTGGTATTAAGTAAGAAAAGATTTAATAAAGAAGTTACTACAAATGATATTTTGATAAACAGACCTAGAGAAGGAGATCTGATCTATTTTCCACTATCAAAAACTTTATTTGAAATTAACTTTGTCGAGCACGAATTGCCGTTCTATCAATTGGATAAGAACTATGTTTTTACTTTAACTTGTGAAACCTTCACCTACTCAGCAGAAAACTTCAATACTGGTAATGAAACTATTGACTCGGTTAATGACTTTAAGCAGAATATATACGATTTCTTAATAAATGCTCAGGCAACTGGGTTCAATGCAGCTTATAATTCCATTATTCGTGGTGGTAAATATTCCATTACTGGAACTATTGCTGGAACAACAGCATACTTTAGACTTCTTGATTATAGTCTATCAGGAAATACATTAACAACAGAATTTATGTCGTTGGATGGAATAACATTTACTTCATCTATTATAAGAAATGAAGTAAATGGATTGACATTCAGCGTCAACACAAAGAATGCTTCTGGAGACTATGCTATAGTCAATACCATCCTGGATGATGATGCTGGAGAAGTTCCTCCTATGGATTATCAAAGAGGATTTACTGGTTCTGGTAGTAAGTTTGACATGAATATCATAGATTTTACAGAAACTGATCCATTCTCAGAAGGGAATTATTAATGTTTAACACATTCAATAACCAATCTATAAGAAAACTTGTCGTTGCTTTTGGATCCTTATTTGACGAAATTTATGTGACCAGAAAAAACGACACTACAGATGTGGAAGAAAAGATAAAGGTCCCAATTACCTTTGCTTCTAAGGAAAAATTTCTTAGGAGATTAGAAACGAATTCTTCAATTTCAGATACCATCAAAACACAGATAAATTTACCATATCTAAGTTTTGATGTTTCTTCTATTGCATACGATTACAATAGAAAAAGAAATAAGCTAAAATTTGCATCTAATAATGTTGATGAAGATACAACTTATAAGACATTTTCAGAAACACCAGTACAAATAGGATTTACTTTATTTTTCTATACGAGAAGTTTAGACGAACTTTTTCAGATTATAGAACAAATAATGGCATATTTTAATCCAGAATTTAATCTAAGAATTAATTTTAACGATGTATTTCAAAATATAAATGTTCCTATCAGTTTTAGAGAAGTTAAATTTTTAGATGATTATGAAGGTGAATTTAAAAATAGAAGAGTTCTTATAGGAACAATATCTTTTGCGGCATCCAGCTATGTTTTTGGAGAAATAAAAACAGGTCTACCATCAGAAACTGCTATATTCAATATCACAGCTCTTGATGCTATAGATGATGATACTGCCCAGAGCATTTCTAGTGTAGTAATTAATCCCAATTATCTTTCTAACAATTATGATTTAACAGGTTCTGATTCTTCATTTATAACTAATTTTACATGGACTGTTACAAATCCAGCCGATAAATTTAATTATGTTCAAATATATCAACCAAAAGTCGATAAGGCAATTGCGACATTACAAGTATCATCTTCTACAACTTCATTGACACAAGCTGAAGTTGATAGTTTAAGAGAACAAATATCAAATGCATTGAATCTTACTTATTACGACAATACATGTATAAATCCAGTATTGTATAGTTTTACTTCAAATAAACAAACATTTGTTATAAGGGTATCTAATGGAACTTATTTTGATCAAGTGGATAGCAAATTCCAGTTGATGCAGATTTGTGAGTAATCATGGAAAATTTAAATAATTTTTTTAATATTGAACCAGCAAAACAAAGTCAACTAGAAAAAATAGAAGGTGCTACTTGCGCTGATTTTTCTTATGCAAAGCAAAATTTAAAAGATATAATAGAGCAATCAAAAATTGCTTTGGAAGGAATAATGAGAGTTGCAATGGAAGGAGATTCCCCAAGAGCATATGAAGTAGTAACACAGATGCTTAAAACTATGTCAGAAATCAATAAAGATTATATTGATTTGGATAATATTAAAAAGGAATCTGAAAAACAAAATATTAAAACAACCAATAATAATTCATTTTTTATTGGATCCACGACAGATCTTCAAGATTTAATAAATCCTGAAAGAAGTAAGAAAAAAGCTCTTGAACATATAATTGATGTAGAGGCCGAAAATGACAAGAAAGTTTAAAGGATACTTAGGTAATCCAAACTTAAAAGAAGCTGGGATAAAAATAGACTATACCGAAGATCAAATTCGGGAATATCTTCGTTGTGCTAATGATCCAATCTATTTTATTAAAAAGTATGTAAAGGTAGTTTCTCTTGATAAAGGTCTTGTTCCTTTTAATCTTTACAATTATCAAGAAGATATGATCAGGAAGATGCATGATAATCGTTATATCATAGCCAAATTACCTCGTCAGTCTGGTAAGAGTACTACTATAGTTTCTTACATTTTGCATTATATCTTGTTTAATCAGAGCATGAGCGTTGGAATTTTGGCCAATAAGATGAACACTGCCAGAGAAATTTTGGGTAGATTGAAGTTAGCTTATGAGTATATTCCAACATGGCTTCAGCAGGGAATCATAGAATGGAACAAAACTTCTGTTCAGCTTGAAAACGGTTCGAAGGTAATGGCATCGGCTACTTCATCGTCAGCTATTCGTGGTGGTTCTTTTAATCTTATCTTCTTAGACGAATTTGCCCACGTTCCGCAAAATGTGGCAGAAGAATTCTTTAGCTCAGTTTATCCTACCATTACATCAGGTCAAACAACTAAAGTATTCATGGTATCAACTCCAAACGGATTAAATATGTTTTATTCTTTTTGGAGAGGGGCTACCAGAAAACCAGGTGAAGATGGAAAGAACGAATATGTACCGATAGAAGTTTCTTGGAGGCAAGTTCCCAAATATGCCGGGGGGCCATTAAGAGATGATGATTGGAAAAAAGAAGTAGTTGCCCAGACAAGCGAACAGCAATTTGAAAGTGAATTTGAATGCTCATTTCTTGGCTCTTCAAACACATTAATAAGCACAAGCAAATTAACCGTTCTGCAACACGAAAGACCACTTGAAAGTACACACAACGGTCTTAGAATATATGAGCACGCAAAACCAGATAATTGTTACTTTGCTGTTGTAGATACTTCAAGAGGGCAAGGAAAAGACTATACTGCCGTAGTTGTTGTAAACACAACAGAAAAGCCTTATAGAGTTGTTTCCACATATAGAAATAACGTCATATCACCTTTTGATTTTCCAACTGAACTTTACAATCTGGTCACTACTTATAATGATGCCCATGTTTTGATTGAAGTAAATGACATCGGAGGTCAAGTAGCAGATGCTATGCATGAAGAATTTGAATACGACAATATTATTCAAACAGTTTACATGGGTAGAGCTGGGCAAAAAGTATCTCTCGGTTTTGGTAATAAGTCAAAACAATTGGGTGTCAGAACAAGTTCAGCTGTTAAAAAATTAGGATGTGCTGTTCTTAAAACTTTAGTTGAACAGGATAAATTAATTTTAAATGATCAAAATATAATACAAGAACTTATGACTTTTGTGGCAAAACAACAGTCGTTTGTTGCTGATGATGGTTATACAGACGATTTGGTTATGTGTTTGGTTCTTTTTGGTTGGTTGACTCGTCAGGGCTATTTTGAAGAGATAATCGAATTACAAAAGAAAAAAGATATAAATAAACCAGAAGAGGAAGAGGAAAATACGACTTTTTTGATGGGACCCGAGATTTTAGAAGATGCTTTTAATGATGGACACGATATTTGGTTTACATAAGGATAAAAAATGCCACAAATTAACATAAACGAAAATTCATCCAACATCGTAACTACAATAGCTGGTCAGGCATCTACCCATCTTTCTGCGTTTTTGTGCGGAACTAGTCTTTTTAATCACATTATTTTTGGTGATACTCCTACTCCAACTTATAAGATTTACACAAACTCTCAAGATCTGCTTGGAGAATTTTCAAATTCTCAGCTTTTAGGTACAGTTGCTTTACAATCTGGTGATACTCTTTCAAACGGAACAACCTCTGATAGAGAATTACACTCTGCCCTAAATTATCTTGAATATGGCGGTCAAATTGTATTTGCCACAGGAGCAACCCAATTAAATGTAAACGAACTGGAATTAGACTCTGCTTTTTGTCAATCTACAAATAAATTTGCAGATATAACAAATCTACTTAGCTTAAGACAAGATTTGATTGGAATTTATGGTTCTAGCTTTGAGCGTAATAATGGATCTACTGGACTATATCCAACAACATTAACACCCTCTATTTTTGGAATTTCTCAAATTGCTGGTGTTTCTGGAATTACACTATATGACGATTTAATTTTTTCTGTAATAGGAAGAAAAGATAGAACAAGAATTTATGGTGGATCGACTAGTAATATTTCCATTCTAATGACTTCTGATGCTGCTGGCTGTATGGCAAGAACCGATGCTTCTTTCTTCCCCTGGTTTGCTCCAGCTGGGGTTGTTAGAGGTGAAGTAAATTCCTTCATATCTGTTACACCTAATTTCACAGATACTGATGTAACAAACTTCTTAACAAACGAAAAAATTAATTCCTTTAACAATCTCATAGGAAATGACGGCCTTTATCTTCTAGGAGATAGAACATACGAAGCAACTGATGATAACAAGAAGCAAGTTGGAATTTCCAGACTTCTTCTTTATATCAAGAGATCATTTAGACCTATCTTGGATTCAATTCTATTCGAACTAAACGATGCCGAAACCAGAGCAAAGTTTGTAACAGATTCCACTGCTGTAATGGAATTTATAAAATCTGGTAGAGGAATTTCTTCTTACAGTATTGTCTGTGATGGTTCAAATAACACAACTTCTACCATACAAGCTAGGCAGTTTGTTGTTGACTTAACACTCAAGCCAAACTTCTCCGTTAATGAAATCACATTTAGATTTACTATAAATCAAGCCTAATGGCAGTATCATTTAAACTAAAGTCGGTTGATACGCAAAAAGACATAGACATTGCAGTAATGCTCTATGATTCTAGTATATTTACATTTTTACGAATAACCGATAAAGTTTATAAAATTTCTAGTATTTCAGAGTTAACTGATTTAATTAAAAATGCAAATTATACTGCGCTTGGAGCGGGAGCAAATTTTCAAACTTTAGTTAGTTTATTAACAACATCTACTAATGCATCAAATAAAATTGCCAGAAAATTAGATTTTTATAATAATTTTTTACTGGATTTAGCCCACTATAATTTTAATATCGTTTTAATAAATTGTTCAACTACTCCAGAAACTTATCTTGCTGAAGCTTTTAGTAAATACGATATAAAAGCTATAGTATTCGATCCCCTAACTCCTACATTTTCAGCTCAGGTAAAAACTTTTTTTGAGGAAAAAAAAGTACCAATATGCTTTAATGCATTATCTGAAACGAATAATCCAGGAGGAGGTATAAACTCAGTATATGAAACCTCCTATACAGAAACAGGAAATATAGGTCACACTTTTAATTTTGATAATATGAAAAAAAGAACTTCAATTACAGGAAATTCTTTAAATTATATTACATTTACAGTTGGTGGAATAAAAAGAGTAAAAAGATTTTATGAACTTGATTTTAATCCAACTTTTGCTGTTCCGTTTGTAATTTTACCGATGTTATCTGATGGTGTTGGTTGTTTATCAAGAAGTTTATCCTCATATCCTTGGTTTACCCCAGCAGGATTTGAGCGTGGAAAAATGTTAAATCAAACATTTTCGACTGATCAAAGCGGAATTCCTCTTGAATTAGTAATACCAGAAACTCCCTCTAGTTTTACTTCCTCGACTAATACTGAAATTTCTACTAGTTATACAAAAAGAGTAAATTCTTTTTTAAAGATAACGGACGATACTGGAAACAAAAGCATATATCTTTTCAGTGATTTTTCTGGGGAACCATCAGACGATTTGCCAATAAAAACCTCAATAAGCTATGCAAGTCTATTAAATTACATAAATTTTGAGTCGTATGCAATATTGAGTAATGCTTTATTTGAAATAAATGATGAATTTTTAAGAGCAAATGTTAAAAATAGATTTGAAAGCGTTCTTCAACAAATAAAAGCAAACCAGGGCTTGGAAGAATATAGAGTTGTTTGTGATGCTTCTAACAATACAATAGATGACATAAACAATAGAAAATTAAATGTAGAAGTCTCTATTAAGCCATCACAAAGCATAAATTTTGTGGAGTTGTCCTTTACTACATAATATATGGCTTCAATTACAGATTTTATTTCAGCTTTCAAAGGCGGAACTAGAAAAAATAGATTTATTGTTACGGGTACATGGCCTTCCAATGTCACCAATAACATAACAACATATCACATAATTTCTGCTTCTCTTCCTTCTTCTGATTTGGGGGTTGTATCTGTCCCTCACAGAGGAAGATTTGCCAACTTTGCCGGAGATAGAACTTATGAACCCTGGGATATAACTGTATTGGACGATACCAATACTTCCCTATGGCATTCTTTTCAGGAATGGCAAAAGCTGATAAACGAACATGTAAGTAATCTAAGAAGTACAAATATAACGGATAGTTTTGCTGATGCAAAGCGAAACTGGACTGTTAAACATTTAGATCATAATGGTAATGTTTTAAAAACAATGACTCTTGTTGGGTGTTGGCCTGCTATAGTAAATCCTATAGATTTTACGATGACACAAAATGGTTATAATGCATTTGGTGTTCAGATAAACTACGATTATTTCACAGGATAAAAATGGCACAATCAATATACAATTTCAAAAGCGAGTTTTACGGAGGTACGAGAAAAAATCGCTTTCTCGTTGAGGGTTCATTTCCAAACGGACAATGGAATAAGTTTCAAGTTCTTGGGGCCTCTTTACCACAAGTAACATTACTCACAAACGAGTTTAATCACAGAGGAAGAAAATTAAAGCTTCCAGGAGATAGAATTTACGGCAAGCAGGGTGAATCATCCTGGGTAGTTACTGTACTTGACGATAATAATCAAAACAATAGTTTACTGTGGAGCAAATTGCACGATTGGAGCAATAGCATAAACAACCACGAAACTAATGTTGGTTCTCAGGACAATCCAATTTCTTATAAAAGAGATGCATGGACCATAAAGCAACTAGATTTAAATTGCTCCACAAATCCTTTAAAAACAGTAACTCTTTATGGATGCTGGCCGTTTAGCGTAGGCGAAATTGACCTAGATATGACTGCGAATGATGAATATGTTACTTTTAACGTAACATTTGTTTTTGACTATATTGATGTAATAACATAATGGAGATTTAAATGGCTTGGAACTTATTCGGATTTACAATAGGCAAGGAAAAAAAAGAAGAAACAAAAAATCTTCAAAATTTTACTACGCCTGAAGAATTTGATGGTGCTTATACCCTTGAAGGTGCTGGAGTCTATGGAACATTTGTTGATTTCATGGGTTCAGCGAAGGATGATAATGCAATTATTGCCCAATACAGAGCAATGGCATTGTATCCAGAAGTAGATACAGCCATAGACGAAATAGCAAATGAATCCATAGTAATGGGTAATGATCGAAAGCCAATTAAACTA